AAGAGCTTTAGCGGAGGATGGATCAGCGGCGAGTACGTATATTACACCGAAAACTTATTATCCAAATATATAATGACATTATTAACTAAAGGAATGGGAGTTGTTAAAAAAATAATGGCTAATACTTCGGCTGGAAGAAAAGATCAAGTATTAGATACTATAAGAAAAAGCAGAAATAGAAGGCTTCCAAAAAAACTTAGAAATAAAAAAGTAAAAATAGAAGGCAAAGAATATAAGAGTGAACAATATACTATGGATGTTGATACTTATTCTAATGTTTCTTCCGCGCCAGATAAAGAAGTTAAAGCATGGTTAAAACATAAAGGGTACAAAGAATAATGGGAAGATTTTCAAAAGGTAGATATGCATTAATGATTTCAGATCGTTCTGGAGCTGCATTTCCATATAGAGAAATGGTTCAAGAATGGAATGGTGCTTGGGTACATAATTCTGAATATGAACCTAAACAACCACAAATAGACCCACGACCTCATGGTGCAGATGCACAAGCTTTACAACATGCTAAACCAGCTAGAACAGAATTTGCAACAGAAGATTTTTTACCGAATAATCCTTTTACAACTACAGCAGCATCTGCAACTTTAAGTGTTTCTTTTCCAAGTAATCCTTTTAATGATGGAACAACTTATGTAAGATTTAGAGATGTTAAAAAACCTGTAGGGGGCGTTGCAATAACAACGTTAGAATTAGAGACTACTTTAAATGGAAATATTTCTGATTCAGTTACTACTATTACTTTAACTGATGCAAGTGAATTTCCAACATCAGGATATATTGTGATAGAAAAAGTTGATCAAGACTCTAGTTCTTCAACGTATGGACAATATTTTAATGAAGTTATTAAATATACAGGAAAATCAACTCATGATTTAACTGGGTGTACAAGAGGCAGTTCAGCTCCGTATGGAGGAGTGACTCCATCTAGTACTACAGCTGGTACTCATTCTAGTGGTGCAAAAGTTTTTGGTTCGTATTTAGCGACAGCAGTGGGAACTACTGTTAAAACAGTAGGTCAACCTTCAACAGAAACTCAATATAATTCACTTACAGTACCACTTGTTTCCAATGCAAGTAGTGCTGAAACAGGGGGCGGTTTACAATGTACAATTGGACCCGTTAATGATAAGGATTAATTATGGCTGGATATACACTCTCAGCATTAGAAGCTGACATTAGAAGTTATACTGAAGTAGACAGTACTGTTTTTACTGGTGCTCTTCTAGGCAGATTTATAGAAAATGCAGAATTTAGACTTTTTTATGATATTCCTATGGATTCAGATAGAGTTGAATATCAAGGAACATTAGCAGCTGATGTTAATACAGTTAGAGTTCCTGCAGGTATGGTTTTTGTAAGAGGTATCGAAGTTTTTAATTCTACGTCTTCTAGAACAGGACCAGCTACTTGGCTTTTAAAAAGAGATAGAACTTTTATAAATGAATATGTGGGACAATTAACAGGGCCAGAAGGTGGCTCTACGGGTCAAGATACTACAGGCTTACCTAAATATTATGCTATGTTTGGAGGAGCAACTGGAACTGCCTCAACTACATCAGGAAATATTATAATGGCTCCTACACCAGATGCTAATTATTTAATAAATATTCATGGAAATGTAATACCAACAGGATTAGGGACTAATACTTCTGGGACTTATATAAGTAAATACTTTCCTCAAGGGCTACTTTATGCTTCCCTGGTCGAAGCTTATGGATTTTTAAAAGGTCCAATGGATATGTTGACATTATATGAGCAAAAGTATAAACAAGAATTAAGTAAATTTGCAAGTATGCAAATTGGGAGACGAAGACGAGACGATTATACGGATGGTACTATTCGTATACCAATTGAGTCACCGCCTCAATAATAGGAGATAATTTATGGCAATAACATCGGCAGTTTGTAATAGCTTTAAACAAGAAATTTTAGAAGCAGAACATAATTTTACGGCTTCTACGGGAAATACTTTTAATTTAGCATTATACACAAGTTCAGCAACTTTAGGGGCGTCAACAACAGCCTATAGTTCTAGTAATGAAATCACGAATTCATCTGGAACAGCTTATACTGCAAAAGGAAAAGCATTAACAAGTGTTACACCAACATTAGATTCATCAACTGCAGTCTGTGATTTTGCAGATGTCTCTTGGACATCAGCTTCATTCACAGCTAATGGATGTTTAATTTTTAATGATTCACATGCAACAGATGGATCGGTATGCGCGGTAGCTTTTGGTGGAGACAAAACAGTTTCTTCTGGAACTTTTACAATTCAGTTTCCCGCAGCAGCAGCAACTACAGCGATAATTCGGATAGCATAAGGAGGTAAGTCCTTATGGCCTTTATAAGAACATTTACCGTCACGGTTAGTGGAGGTAAATACTATATTGATAGTGTTCAACAACCTACTATAAATTTAGCCGAAGGTGGTTTATATAAATTTGACGTCTCCGATAGTTCCAACGAAAACCACGATTTAAGATTTTCCACAACAAGTGATGGTACACATGCAGGAGGTTCTGTTTATACAACAGGAGTTGATAACTCAGGAACTCCAGGAGATGCAGATGCCTATCTTCAAATTCAGGTAGCTACAAGTGCACCTGATCCTCTTTATTATTATGACACAAATAACTCTGGCCTAGGAGGTCAAGCAAATACTCCAGCCGCCGCTTCTTATGGAATGCGTGCATGGAGTATAAATTCATGGGGGGCTCAAAATGAAGTTGATGTTTCATTAACGGCTCCTAGTGAATTAACTTCTTCTATTGGTGATGTAGCTGCATATCCTGAACAAGGATGGGGATCTGATACATGGGGAACTGAAGATTGGGGTGAAAGTGGACTTTCTTTTACTATAAGTGGAGTTTCAGCTACTGCCTCAGTTGGAGATATTGTTGCTTCATCTTTACAAGGATGGGGTAGAGCCGAATGGGGTGAAGAACCGTGGGGAGACAGTAATAATCCCACTGTTAGTTTAACAGGATTAGGAGCTACTTCTTCCATAGGAGAAGTTTCAGCATTTAACGAACAAGGTTGGGGTAGAGATCCTTGGGGTTATGAAAACTGGGGTGAATCAGCAATGACAGTTGTTGTGGATGTTGACTCTAGTGGAGTAGCAACAACGGGTGTTGGAGCAATTTCTCCATCTGAAATGTCTATAGGACTAAGTGGTCAAGGTACTACATCATCTGTAGGTACTCCAGGATTAGAATTTGGACCAGCAGGTGCACTATCAGGAGTTTCAGCAACTGTAAGTGTTGGTTCTGTTGATCCAGTAATTGTAGTTCCATTAAGTGGAATTGCATTAACTTCTTCAGTGGGTGCTATTGCACCAGCTGATGTGATGGGATTAACAGGAGTAAGTGCTACTGCTTCACCAGGAGAAATAACAGTAGCTTCTGTTGAATTAGTAGATGTAACTGGGGTAGGCGCAACATCTGCTGTAGGCTCTATTTCACTTGCAGCAATGAGTGTAGGATTAACAGGTCAATCTCTTACTTCTAGTACGGGTTCTATTTCACCAACTGAAATGACAATGGGATTAACTGGACAATCTGCAACAATTAGTTTAGGACAGATTGGTGGTCCAATTGCATGGGAAAAAGTTACTCCTACTCAAGATGGTAGTTGGAGTAAAAGAACAGCTACACAAGGTGGTAGTTGGAGTAAAAAAACACCTTCACAAGGCGGAAGTTGGAGTAAAAGGTCGGCTTAATTAGTTGACATTATATATAAAACAAAATAAATATTAGGATCTAGATAAGATTTAGGAGAAAATTATGGCTTCAACATATACACCGTTAGGTGTTGAAAAAATGGCAACCGGTGAAAATGCCGGTACATGGGGAACAAAAACTAATACAAACTTAGAAATTATTGAACAATTTGCTGGTGGTTATACTACGCAAGCAGTAACTGATGGAGCTGATACAGATTTATCAGTAACTGATGGTGGAACAGGAGCAACGCTTGCTCATAGGGTAATTGACTTAACAGGTGCACTTACAGGTGCAAGAAATGTAACTGTTCCTATTGATGTACAGCAACTGTACGCAGTTAAAAATTCTACAACAGGCTCACAGGCAGTAACTTTTAAATATGTAAGTGGTACAGGTACTAGCGTTACTTGGTCTGGTGGAGATACATCAACAAAATTTATTTATGGTACAGGTTCAGGAACTAATCCAAACATCGTAGATGTGGGATTTGTTACAACTAGTGGAACTCAAACTTTAACAAACAAAACCTTAACATCTCCTAAAATTGGAACTTCTATTTTAGATACAAACGGACTTCAATTAGCTCTTTTAACAGCTACAAGTTCTGCTGTTAATGAAATTACACTAGCTAATGCAGCTACAGGAAACAATCCAACTCTTACAGCGTCTGGAGACGATAGCAATATTGGTATTGCTCTAAAGACAAAAGGAAGTGGAGTAATTCAAGCTGAAGATGGTGGTGGAACAGTAGCAGCAGTTAAAATTGCAGGAAAAGAATCTATTTGGGTTCCTGTTACAGCTATGTATGGAGCTACAACTAATCCACCTGATGCAGCACAAGTAGAGACAACAGCTTTAAGACCAGACATGAAAGTGTTAGACTTTGATGCTGGTACAGATCAATTTGCACAATTTTCAGTAGCTTTTCCTAAATCATGGGATGAAGGAACAGTAACTTATCAAGTATTTTGGTCCCCTGCTTCAACTAACACAGGTGATTGTATTTTTGGATTACAGGGTGTAGCATGTGGTGACAGTGATACTATTGATGTAGCTTATGGAACAGCCGTAACAGTTACCGATGCTGGTATAGGAACAGTCGAAGATCAACAAGTTTCATCTGAAAGTGGTGCTGTTACAATTGCAGGCTCTCCTGCAGTAGATCAACAATCTTATTTTCAATTATATAGAGATGCAAATGCCGGTGGAGATACTTTTAGTGCTGATGCAAGAGTACTAGGAGTTAAATTATTCTACACTACAGATGCAGCTAACGACGCATAAGGAGTATAGAACATGTCTTTTGGATATCAAATTTTAGGTTTTGGATCAGGGGGTAGTGCAGGCCCTTATGATGTAGATTTTTTAGTCGTAGCCGGTGGCGGTGGCGGCGGATGCACTTCTAATGGTGGACCTCAAGCACGAGGATCTGGAGGGGGCGGAGGTGCTGGAGGATATAGAACTTTATCTACTCAAGAAGTAACTCCAGGAAACGATATTACAGTAACAGTAGGTGCAGGAGCAGCTGGTAAAGTTCAAGCTACAGTTACTCAATCAACTCCCGGAGGAGTTTCATCAATAGCTTCAGACGATTTTTCAACAATGGAATCAGCTGGTGGAGGAAGTGGTGGTAGTCACAACGCTAGTGGTCCAGCAAGTCCATATTACGATATTTTTAATGGAGGATCTGGTGGCGGCAGAGGAGGTTCTGTTGGCCGAGGTGGAGTAGGAAATACACCTTCTACTGATCCATCGCAAGGTAATGATGGAGGATCTGGAATTAATGTTAGTAAATATATTGGTGGCGGTGGTGGAGGCCACGCTGCAGCAGGAACAGATGCATCTGGTAATCAAGCTGGAGTAGGCGGAGCAGGAACAGCAAATACAATAACAGGTGCGTCAGTTTATTATGCTGGTGGAGCTGGAGCTGGTGCAAATGGCTGCTATGCAGGAAGTCAACAAGGAGCCGGAACTCCTTCAACCGGAGGTGGCGGCGGCGGCGGTGCGAATAATACAATAGGCACAGCTGGAACGGCGAACACCGGAGGTGGTGGTGGCGGAAGCGGAGGCCAACACGAAGGAACACCAAATGCTGGTGGAGCTGGTGGTTCTGGAGTTGTAATTTTAAAAGTACCAACTTCAAGTTATACAGGAACAACAACTGGTTCTCCTACGGTAACAACTTCGGGCGACTATACAATTGTAAAATATACATCCAGTGGGACATATACGGCGTAACAATGGCACACTACGCAAAATTAGATAATACTAATACAGTAACACACGTTGTTAGAGTTGAGGATAACGAATGTGTAGATGCGAATGGAATTGAAACAGATAACCAAGGTCAAAATTTTTTAAGATTTATTCATAAAGAACCTGATGCAGTTTGGAAAAGATGTTCTTATAATACTGTACATGGAGAACACCAAGAGAAAAATGAAAATGGAGATGTAGTGGCAGTATCTACAGAAAAAGCTTTTCGGGGAAACTATCCAACAGTTGGATATACTTATGATGAAGCATTAGATATTTTTTTATCACCTAAACCATATCCTTCTTGGTTATTACATACAGAAAGAGATTGGGCTGAAACAGGCTTTGACCAATATGAATGGAAACCACCAGTCGAGTATCCCTCGGTTAATAAAAAAGGCGACGTGCTTTGGTTTATATCATGGGATGAACCAAACCAAAGATGGACGGCTTATTTAGCTGATGACAATGAAGTTCAGTATGTTTGGAACGAGTCAACTAAAGATTTTGATGTTATTTAATACCTAATTGATTTAGATCAATTGACTTTTAAATTATACTTGATATAAATTCAAGTAATGAAAGAGCTATACAGTGAACTACGGGGACTTTTTCCTACACCTCTTTTTGTAAGTCATACAAATAAAGAGTTTACAAAAAAAGAAATATCTTTTCTTAAAAAGAAAAAGCTACCTTTAAATATTTTAAACAATAAAATATTAAAAAATATTAAAAAAGAAGTAGTATTGGCTACACATAACTATTTCTATCATATAGAAAAAACTTCTAGTGATTTAAATTTTGATATTTATCAATCTTGGGTTGAGGTGGGCCATAAAAATAAACCCTCTCATGATTTAAAACATAGTCATAGAAATAGTTTTTTATCTGGATTTTTATATATTGATGCTGCTGCAGAAAAGGATAGACTTAGTTTTATCAAAGATCAAGGGAGTTTCTTTGAGTTTACAGTAAAACAAAATAATGTTTTTAATTGTTCTACCTGGGAGGTTCCTGTTGAGAGTAAAAAAATAATTATATTTCCATCTTATGTACCTTATATTTTTCGTAAACAAAATAAACAACCAATAATGGCCATAGGATTTAATATTTTTTTAAATGTTAAAACTGGAAAAGTTTCTGATCTGATAGCGGAGTTAATTAAATGATAATTAGAAAACAAATTGTTTCTATTTTCCCTACCCCAGTATATTATTCAAAGCTCAATAGAAAATTTACACAAAAAGAAAGTAATTTTTGGAAAAAAAATAAATATAGATCTAATGATGGAAACATCACAAGTGTAGATAATTATGTTCTAAACAACAAAATATTAAAAAATATTAAAAAAGAAATAGAATTAAGATTAAAAGATTTTATGGATAAAATAATCCAACCCAAGACTAATGTGAAATTATATATTTCTCAATCTTGGTTTAATACTACATCCCAAAATCAATTTCATCATTTACATTCTCATCCAAATAGTTATTTATCAGGTGTTCTATATTTTGATGCGGACCCCCGAGTAGATAAAATTTTTTTTAATAGAAAACAAGACCCCAAAGTTACTTTAAAAGTAAAAAAGTTTAATGCATTTAATTCAAAGTCATGGTGGTATCCTATTCAAGTGGGAGATATTATTATTTTTCCTTCTTTTGTCCCCCATTATGTAGCACAAAAACAAAATGACGAAAATAATAAGAGATGTAGTCTAGCATTTAATACTTTTTTAAAAGGAACATTAGGGGACCCAACAAGATTAACAGAATTAATTTTATAATTATGCCACAACAAACTATTACTAAATTAGCTTATTGGTTTTGGAAAAAATCTATTAATACAGAAGGTATTCTAAAATTAAATGATTATATTGAAAAAAATTTTGATTCATATGAAGAAAAATCCTCAAAAGCAAAATATTCAACTAAAACAGCTGTAGTTAAATTAATACAGTATAAAAAAATAAAAAAAATAATAGAGCCTATTATTCTATCTTGCAAAAATGTGGGAGAGGAACAGTTTGGTTATATTTTAAACGATGTATATGATCTGCATTTTTGTCATTTTAATAGTTATAAGGCTGGAAATAACGGCCAATATACTTGGCACCTGGATGAAGATCCCTCTCCTTACTGTGATATTAAACTAACTGTTTTAATTAATTTGTCTACAGATAAATATGAAGGAGGAAAATTTTATATACTTAAAGGTAGAGAAATTTATATTAATGAACTAGATGAACCCGGAAGTGTTTTAATATTTAAATCTAATTTA